GACACTATACACGCCTGAATTAGCCCATAAAATCTGCACACTTATTGCCAATACTGAAATGGGTCTGCACCGTTTACACAAGGCTTACGAATGGTTTCCCGACCCATCAACAATACTTGATTGGCTCGCCAACTATCCAGAATTTTCCTTACGGTACACGCAGGCTAAGGATTTACAGGCTGAATTTATGGGTGATAATTGCCTTGTTATTGCAGACGATTCAAGCGGAGATACAATCGAAACCAGCAAGGGCGTAATTGAAAATCGGGAATTTACAAGCCGTTCAAAACTCAGAGTTGAAACAAGAATGTGGCTAATGGAACGGCTCTCTCCGAAAAAATACGGTAAGTTATCACAGGAGGCAGACCCAGCAAATAATCAAGCCGAATCCTACCAACCGCCTCAAATAACCGTAAACATATCGAAGGAAGCAATTGATAAACTTAACAAATAAAATCATGGAAACATTCACAGCAGATTACGCAAGACAATTAGTCGAACGCTCCAAACTCAAAGAACTTGGATTGATTCTGACAGACATCCACAGCGTTGCCGAAACCGGAGCAACTGAACTTGTATTAACTTACAAGTTAAAAAACAACACCGAATTTGAGTTGAACAAACTCGGATTTGTGATTGAAAATCAAGAACCGCATACCTTCATCCGGTGGTGAAATGACCGAAGCCGAAGCCATCCAATTACATAAAGTTCTGGAAACGAAAACAGCCGAACTAATGGAGCATTTCGACACCGTTCAGATAGTAGTAACTCGCCACAACCGACTGGATGAAACAACTGAAATGATGTCAAAGGGCAGGGGCAATTTATACGCTCGTTTCAGTTCGGTGGAGGCGTGGCTGGAATCAATCGAATGACCGAACTAAATTGAGGCAATTGCGTATAAGTCAATATGACATCAGAGGTATATTTAGAAGATTGCGTTTCAGGAATGAAGCGATATGCTGACAATCATTTTGACTTGGCAATAGTTGACCCACCTTATGGGATTGAAAGGTTTAAAAACGTAACAACCACACCAAGCAGTAAAGATGTTCACGCTAAAAGATTTCAAAGAATGGAAACTGTGAACAATGATAAGCCAAGCGATGAATATTGGAGTGAGTTGTTTCGTGTATCTAAAAATCAAATTGTTTGGGGTGCTAATAATTTTGAACTACCACCAAGTGAGTATTTTTTGTGTTGGAATAAACAACAAGCAATGCCAAACTTTGCGACTTTAGAATACGCTTGGGTAAGTATGGGATTGAAGAAACCAGCAAAGTTATTTACTTACTCAATACATAAACATAACCAAGTTGACAAAGTGCATCCAACACAAAAACCGATACCGCTTTACGATTGGATTTTACAAAATTATGCCAAAGAAGGTGATTTAATCTTAGACACACATTTAGGCTCAGGAAGCAGTCGAATCGCAGCGTACAAAGGCGGTTTTAATTTTGTTGGATTTGAAATAGACCGCGAGTATTTCGATAAACAAAACAGACGCTTCCACGACTTCAAATCTCAACTAAGATTGTTTTGACCGAACTAAACGAAGCCCAACAGCAAGCGTATTATTTACTCCACCATTCCGAGGCTAAAGAAGTTCACATGGTAACGGGTGTTGGAGTAGGTAAAACCTTCATGCTCGGTATGGCTTCGATACCATTCCTATCCGTACCGAATAGCCGTGGTCTTATTTGTGCCCCAACCGTACCGATGATGAAAACAGCCACCTTGCCCGGAATCGAATCGGCTTGGCAACGGGCAGGACTTCAACCGGAACGAGATTATATCGTAAACCGCCAGATGAAGGGCGTTAAACCTTATTCCCGAATCGGTTCGGAGAATGTTATTACCTTTCGCTGGGGGTCTTATGCGGTATTAACCAGCCTCGAAAATTACAACACCGTAAACGGGTCGGAGTGGGATTGGATTGTTGTGGATGAAACTCGTGATGTGCGAAACTTTGAGTTCGCCTTGGGTAAACTACGGGCAAGGATGCGTGGTCAAACTTTCAAAGGATTGAATCTTACCCATAAAATCCTAACCGCTACCACTCCACCCGACAATGTCAAGTACTATCTCGAACTCAAAGAAGCCAGCCAAATCGAATCAAATCGAATTGCAATAGTTCAGGCTGAATCCTATGTCAATCAACACAACCTACCACAGGGATACATTGAGCAATTGGAAGCCACTCTTGACCCGCAGACATTCAAGCGGGAAGTATTAGCCCACCTTATTACGGCACAATCGTCAATCTACGCTTATTCATTTACCCGTTCAGTTCATGTCGGCAAGGTTGATGAAGACCCGAACCTACCCATTTACATTTCATTCGACTTTAATGTGTCGCCAATGACATGCATTTATGCTCAGCACACGCCAGACAGGAAGCGAATCAGGATAATCGGAGAGGAACGGATAATCAATTCTGATGTCACCGAACTATGCCAGCGTATCAAAAGCAAATACCCGAACCAGCACAGGTTGATATTGACTGGGGACGCTTCTGGAAGAAACAGAACGACAATTTCAAAAGGGCTATCCAACTGGAAAATAATCAAAGGCGAACTGGGTGTAAGTGATGCACAGATACGACTTTTATCGGCTAATCCCCTAAGTGTTGATTATATCGTATTGCTTAATTCTATGTTGTCAAAACATGGCAACTTGATAATATCTGATACCTGCAAGTACCTGATTCAAGACATGGAGTTAATGCAACGGGCAGACGATTCGGGCAAAAAAGCACCGGACGCATTAACCGGACACTTATTCGATTGTGCCGAATATTATCTATGGACATTCCATCGGCAGTTTTTGGATAGATTTGCCAAAAAGGGTAACTTTACATCGATATGACACACACATACGACCTCAAGATTTACAACGGCAGAGTTAAGGTTTATGTGGATGGCTTTGTTATGTTCTCGTTCAATCAAATCGACTTCTCAGGTTATTATGCATTCAAAGACGATTCCGATTTATACGGCATTACAATCTACATGAATCGAGAAAAAGCAGGGGCACAAGAGATGGATATTTATTTCAAGACCAAACAGAATTGGCTTAATATTTTAGAACTACTGGACAATAATTTATGAGCAACCTAAAAAACATTTACACCGACGCAAACGGCATCGAGTGGCGTTCATTCGAAACATGGGGAGATATTCCAGCCAATCGAGTTATACCTGCTGACCTTGCCGTTCGTAGGGCTTCGATGGGATTGAATCCAGAACGATTGGTTCAGGCGTTTGAAGAAATTAAACAAGATTTAAACGCTGGTAAAATAGTCGATGGATTTGCCAAGTTTGACCAACTTCAAAAGCGAATCAACGACATTCCAGACGAATCATTACTGCAAGATTTAGCCTGTGTATTCGTGATTCATCCCGATGAAGAACCGCTTGATTTTGACCCGAAAATGCAACGGACGAAAATCGAATTATGGAAGCAGGACGAAGAAGCACGGTTTTTTTTTATTCAGTTGGCAGTGCGTTATACAATGGACTTATCGGACATCTCCGACGCCTATATCCGTATGCATATCCTTCAAAGGAGTTTGATGGAGTCGAGCGACCCAAGCAAGAGTATCTTTCCCTTAGCCGAAACTGGGCTGATGAGTTCTCAACCTGCGTAACCGAAGTGAACTTATTACATCGCATGGCTTGCAACGGTTCGATAACTGAAATTAAAATGCTTGAACGGATGCCAATTGAAGAGTACGCCTCGACGATAAACGCATGGAAATACGAGTTACATTTAAAACAAAAAAGCGTTAAGGTATGATGGTACTAATATTTTTAATCGGAGTAATTTGCGGAATCGCACTAACAGCATTCACTTATGGCGAGCATAAATAGACAATATCGACGAGGCTTGATTCGTGCCGTTATTGACGATACAGGCAAGGTAATCGGTCATGTAAAAAAGACGAATCGGGGCAAGTGGGTTGATGTGAAACTAAAATAGGGCGGGTTCGTTTAAGGTGGTATGATAACAAGACAACAGTATTTAAACGCCTTGGAAATTATTGACCTATATCAC